CCACCGGTTCGACCGGCCAGCTCGTCGCGCACCCCGCCATCGCAATCGCCCAGGCTGCAGACCGCGAGGCCGCCAAGTACGCCAAGGAGCTCGGCATCGAGGGCCACACCAAGCGCGGGCCCGGTCGCCCAGTCGGGGCGGTGTCTGCTCCCGACCGCGCCTCTGCCCCACCGAAGCTCAAGGTGCTGCGTGACGCTGGCTGAGTACGCCCACGCGACCCGCGGCGAGCACTTCGCCTGGTGGGCCGAGCAGTACTGCGAGCAGTCGGTCGACGTGTTCGCCGGCCAGCCGCTGGTGCTCGAGCCGTGGCAGCGCGAGTTCTTCGACGAGGCGCTTGCGGTCGACGAGGACGGCAACCCGGTGTGGTCGTCGGTCTGCGCAGTGCTGCCCCGCAAGCAGGGCAAGACCACGATGCTCGCCGCCTACGCCGTCTGGCACTGCCTCGAGCACGACGGCAGCCCGGAGATCCTCCTGGCCGCCTCATCCGACCGGCAAGCGGGCCGCCTGTTCGAGGCCGTGGCCGCCTTCGTCCGCAGGAACGACTTCCTGCGCAGCCAGTTTCACGTGCGCGACTACGCAGGAGAGATCAGCCGCGTCGACGGGCAGGGCAAGATCCTTCGCCTCTCGTCCGACCCCGAGCGCCTTCACGGCTACAACCCGTCCCTCGTGATCGTGGACGAGCTGCACGCATGGCTCGCTCCGCGCCTTCGACGGGCATGGGCCGCGCTCACGACCGCCGGCGGCGCACGCAAGAGCGCCCAGGTGTTCACCATCACCACGGCCGGCGAGAGCCACACCCGCGACTCCGGAATCCTCGGCCGCCTCATCGATGGCAACGAGCGCCAGGGCGACGTCGAGAAGGACGGCGCGCTGACTGTCTCGCGCAACTTCGCCGGCCGCACGCTTGTCTGGAAGTACGAGGCCACGACGACTGACCCGCACGACACCAAGGCCGTGAAGGCGGCGAACCCGGCCTCGTGGATCACCGAGGACTACCTCGCCAAGCAGGCCGCGAACCCCGAGCTCTCGCCGGATGAGTTCCTGCAGCTGCACGCCTGCGTCTGGACCGACGGCTCGCGGCGGGCGTGGATTCAGCGCGCCGCGTGGCAGTCGCTCGAGATGCCGGCGCTGGTCGTGCCCGACGGCGCGGAGCTGTTCATCGGAGTGGACAGCGCACTCACCGACGACACCACGGCCGTCGCCTGGGCATGGCGCATCCCCGACAGCGACCGCATCGGCGTGAAGTGCCACGTGATCGGTGCCCGCCGCGGCGTCGCCTGCCACGAGCTCGTGGCCGAGCGCAGCATGGACCCGCGCATCGCCATCGAGGTGATCGAGCGCCTCGCCAAGGACCACCCGGTGCGTGAGGTCGCCTACGACCCCAACCGCTTCGAGCTCGCCGCTCGCATGCTCGACGAGCAGGGCTTCCGAGTGGCCGACGCATGGGGAAAGCGAGCCAACCAGACCCGCGCCTGGGCGGCGTTCTTCGACAACGTGCAGACAGGCCGCATCGCTCACGACGGCGACCTCGTGCTGAGCGAGCACGTGACCCACGCCGAGGCCGAGCACACCGAGAACGGCTGGAAGGTGCGCAAGATCCGCGGGCAGGGCCTGGTCAAGATCGACGCGCTGGTCGCTGCGGCCATAGCTACCTGGCGCTGCCAGATGGAAGGCGACTCAGCCGACTACGTGCTCTCCTGGGACGACGTCGAGGTCACGGCGTGAACGTGCTCGTCGTCGGTGCCGGCCGCATGGGGAGCCGCCACGTTCGCGTCCTCGGCGAGTTGGGCCTTACCGCCATCACTGTGGACCCCGTCGCTGAGGACGCGACGTACCGCACGCTCGAGTGGGTCACCGAGCCGATCGACATGGCCTGCGTGGCCGTGCCGATCCCGCAGCTGGCCGATGTCGCCATTCAGGTGATCGAGATGTTCGCCCCGCGCGTCCTTCTGATCGAGAAGCCCGGCGCGCCGACGTCTGGCGAGCTCGCCCGCGTGAGCGACGCGGCCGCCATGCGCAACGTGCGCGTGGTGATCGGCTACACCGAGCGGTTCAACCCCGTGATCCGCGCCATGGCGAAGCTCATGCGCGACGGGCATGCGCCGGCCATTGAGCACGTGGTCGCCACGCGCTTTTCCCCCGACGCCGCACTGCAGCCGCTCATCCCGCACGAGCTCGACCTCGCCGTGCACGACCTCGACCTCGCATGGCGGCACGCGCACAACGCGACCGTCTCATGGTTCGGCGGCCACGCGCCTGTCCGCTCGCGCGTGTTCACGTGCGTGCACACCGACGGCAACGCCACGGTGCTCGACCTCGACAACCGCCTCATCAATGGCGTCCAGGTCACCGGAGAGGAGCCGCTCAAGCGCGAGTGGCGCTACGCGATGAACCTCGACGCCACGCCGGTGCCCCTCTGGCCCGAGGTCGAGGTGCTCGAAGCCGCCGAGAAGATGGCCGCACGCGAGCTGGTGGCAGCGTGAAGGTCGTCGCGCTCATCAGCTGGTGGGAGGAGGCTCCGTCGTGGCTTGCCGCCACGGTCTCATCCGCGGCCAAGCTCTGCGACCACGTGGTCGCCGTGGACGGTGCCTACTCGCTCATGCCGGGCGGAACGGCGCGCTCTGAGGCCATGCAGGCCGAGACCGTGCTGCGCACGTGCGACGCGATGGACATCGGCTGCACGATCGTGCGCCCCAAGGACGTCTGGTTCGGTAACGAGGTCGAGAAGCGCACCTTCGCCTTCGCCGAGTGCCGCAACGTCGTGACCCCGGGCGAGGACTGGATCATCGTGCTCGACGGCGACGACGTGCTCACCGACGTGCCCGAGGACACGCGGATGAAGCTCGAGCTCACCGACAAGGACGTCGCCGAGGTCAACCTCTGGGAGCGGCAGACGTGGATCAGCGAGGAGACCGCTGCTGCTGCGCAGAAGCTCGACCTCCCGCCGGTCTCCGGGCACATGCAGCGCAGGATCTACCGCGCTGCCGATCGCATCGACGTGGTCGGCGCGCACTTCTGTTACCGGGCGCACGTGGGCAGCGAGCACCGCTGGTACTGGGGCACGAGCGACCACGGCCTCGTCGAGTCGCTCCCGCTTCCCGCCGTGCGCATCGAGCACCGGACCCGGCACCGTGACCTCAACCGCCGGCAGGCGGCCCAGGACTACTACGAGCGCCGGAACGCCATGAAGATCGAGACAGTCGGAGTTCGCATGATGGAAGGCGACAACGGCGAGGTGGTGAGAGTTGCCTAACTGGCGTGACTTCTTCCGCAGCACCCCGGCACCGCCGGCCGAGGAGCGCGCGATGGACTTTGGCCGCGAGGACATCATCCCGCTGCCGGGCGCGAACTACGCAACGTGGACCGGCATGTACATGCCCGACGACCAGGCGGCCGGCCTCCCGAGCGTCGGTGCAGCGGTGCGCCTGATCTCAGAGACCATCGGCTCGCTGCCGTGCCTGGTCTACCGCGGAACGGGCCCGAACCGCGAGAAGGCCAACGGCACCCTGCAGTGGGATCTGCTTCACGAGCGCCCGTCGATGGACTCGACGCCGTTCGACATGTTCCAGGACATCGCCGCCTGCGTCGAGACGCGCGGCAACGCCTTCGTGCAGAAGGTGCGCGACTCCCGTGGCCGCGTGACCGAGCTGATCGTGATCGACCCGGATGCGGTGCGCGTCTACCGCGACTCCGAGACCCGCGAGAAGAAGTTCGACATCCAAGCGGGCGGCGACCGCTACGTCGGGCTGACCTCCACCGACATCCTTCACGTGCGCGGCATGACGCTCCGCGGCGGCGTGCGCGGCATCTCCCCCATCGAGCTCCACCGCAACTCGATCGCCATGGCCTACGCGGTGCAGGAGTACGTCGGGCGCTACTTCCAGAACGACGCGACCCCGGGCATGGTGATCAAGGTCCCGGGGAGCCTGAGCAACCAGCAGGCGCGTCAGATCCTCGAGGTGTGGAGCGCCAATCACGCAGGGCTGAGGAACGCTCACCGCCCGAGCGTGCTCGCCGGCGGCGCGGAGCTCGATCAGGTGCGCGTGAACCTGCGCGACACGACCGCCATCGACGCGCAGAAGTTCAGCGTGTTCGAGGTGGCGCGCATGTTCAACATCCCGCCCACCCTGCTCGGCGCGTTTGAGTCCACCTTCCGGCCGACCGCGGACGAGGCCGATGCGTTCCTCAAGTTCTGCCTGGGCCCGCGCCTCGCGCGCATTCAGTCGGCCTTCCGGGCGGATCAGGACCTGTTCGGCAGCACCAACCTCTACCCCGAGTTCAAGGTGGACGCACTGCTCCGCAGCAACACCGGCGAGAGGTACGCGGCATACGTCGCCGCCCGCCAGGCCGGATGGCTCAGCTCCAACGAGATCCGCGAGCTCGAGAACTACCCCGCGGTCGATGGCGGCGACAACGTGCAGCAGACGCCCGTCGGCGGGGCACCGAACCCGACCACCGAGACCTGATGAGCGATCAGACGCACGACCACGACCCGGCCGCGGGAGAAACGCCCATGCCTGAGCAGCGTGGCCCGAACGGGGTGAGCCTCGTCCCGACCGAGGCGATCCAGTCCGCGGCCGCACGCGGCCTGCGCCTGCACGAGGCGGGCAAGAGCGGCGACGGCATTGTGCCGGCGACCGTCCGTGACGCCGTGCGCATGGCGCGCCGCGAGGAGCTGTCCGAGGACAAGGTGCGCCGGATGCCGGCGTGGTTCGCGCGTCACGAGGGTGACTGGACGCCTGGCACCGACGACCAGCCCGGCGAGGAGACCCCCGGCTACGTGGCGTGGCTTCTGTGGGGAGGCGACCCCGGGCGTGCCTGGGCTGAGGACAAGGTGCGCGAGATGGACCGCGCCGAGGAGGACCGCAGCGTGATCACCAACCGCGACGACTACGAAGGCGCGAACCTCACGGCCCGCCAGCAGAAGCTCGCCGAGGGCTACGAGGATGTCGCGGAGACCTTCGGCCGGTTCGACCAGTCCATTGGCCCTGACGGCGCGCACTACATGGTCCCGGACGACAACCCGTTCATCGAGGAAGGCATGGCGTGCAGCAACTGCGTCGCCTTCCGCGGTGGCGGTGCCTGTGAGTGGGTCTCCGGCGAGATCGCCCCAGAGGGCCTGTGCAAGTTCTGGGTGATCGCAGCCGACAAGCTCGTCGGCGTCGAGCCCCAGCCGGTCCCGGACTCTGCCCCTGAGCCCGAGGACGAGATGGAGGGCGACGAGCTGCAGCTGCTCGGCGCATCCGACACGACCGAGGAGGTCGCATCCGTGCCCGAGATCCGGGTGACTGAGCGGGCCGCCCCGCTTGCCCGCGTCGAGTGGCGCGAGAGCGGCGCTGGACCGGACATCAGGACCATCCGCGGCTACGCCGCGGTGTTCAACAGCATGAGCCACGACCTCGGCGGCTTCCGCGAGGTCATCGCCCCTGGCGCGTTCAGCAACGCGCTCGCACGCGGTGCCGATGTCAGGCTCCTCTACAACCACGACGACGGTGCGGTCATGGCCCGCACTAAGAGCGGCACGCTCGAGCTCGTCGAGGATGAGGTCGGCCTGCGCATCTGGGCGCGCGTCGACATGGCTGATCCCGACGTGCAGCGCGTCGCGTCCAAGATGATGCGCGCCGACGTGGATCAGATGAGTTTCGCGTTCACCGTCGAGGAGGACGAGTGGGACGAGAGCGGCGGCTACCCGCTGCGCACGATCCGCTCGGTCGGTGAACTTTTCGAGTGTTCGATCGTGCCATTTCCCGCCTACGAGGCCACCAAGGCCGAGATGCTGGAAAGGGCCCGTTCGGATGGTCGCGTGCTCATCGCACGGGCCACGCCCACCGTCGCGGAGCCTTCTCCGGGCGGCAGCGAGTCGCAGGACGCGGATGTCCTGGGCATGGGCCGATCGCGTTCCGACGAGGGACGCATCCGGGCCGCCAAGTGGCGCGCCCGCCTTTCCCATCACAAGCTGAACATCTGAGGTGAACCACATGAGCGACAAGCTCACTGAGGCTCGCTCCGCGCTTGCCGCCGCCGTCGAGGATCTCGACGAGGCCACCGCTGCGCTGTCCGAGCCGGCTGAGGGCGTTGATCTGGACGAGCTCGAGGCGCGCTGCGCCGCGGCTGAGGTCGAGATCGAGCGCCGCAAGAAGATCGTCGACCGCATGGAGAAGGTGACCGAGGCTCGTGCCTCGCAGCCGATCATGGTCGAGCAGGACGACGTGCGCGTCGAGGTCCGCAAGGAGGAGTCGATCTACCGCCCCGACGGGCAGGCGTCGTTCTTCCGTGACGTGATCTACTCGCACAACGGTGACTCCGAGGCCCGCGAGCGCCTTCACCGTCACTCGGTCGAGATGCGTGACGTGACCGCCGCTTCCGGCGGTGCCGGCTACATCCCGCCGGTGTACCTGTCGGAGTTCGCTGCCCCGAAGGCACGTGCCGGCGGTCCGCTGCTCGCGCAGCTGCCGAAGGCACCGCTCCCCGATGCCGGCATGACCATTTCGGTGCCGCGCGTGACGACCGGCACCTCGGTGGCCGCGCAGACGGAAAACGGGTCGGTCAGCGAGACTGACTTCGTTTCGTCCCAGCTTTCGACGTCGATCCGCACGATCGCTGGACAGTCCGACATCTCGATTCAGTTCTTCGAGAGGTCGTTCCCCGGTGCCGACGTCGTCATCGCTGACGACCTGGCGCGTGCCTACACGACCGAGTTCGACCGCCAGCTGATCAACGGCCAGTCGGCTTCCTCGGAGCACGTCGGACTTCTCAACGTCGGCTCGATCGGCTCGGTGACCTTCACCAGCACGACGCCGACCGCGGGTGACTACCTCTCGCCGATCTACAAGGCGATCGCCACTGTGACCGGCGCTTACTTCGAGTCGCCGACTCACATCGTGATGCACCCGCGTCGCGCTGCGTTCCTGGCCGCCGGCCAGAGCACGTCGACCCCGATCTTCCAGCAGGGTGGCCTGATGATGGCGACCGGCGAGCAGGAGTCGGGTCTGGTGGGCACCATCGCCGGCCTCCCGGTCGTCGTGGACGCCAACGTGCCGACCACGCTGGGCACCGGCACCGACGAGGACGCGATCCTCGTGATCAACGCCAACGCGCTCCGCGTCATGGAGGGCACGCCGCGCTTCAAGGTGCACGAGTCGGTCGGCTCGGGCACCTTGACTGTGCGCCTGAGCTACTTCGGCTACTCGGCAGCAATGTTTGGCCGCTATCCCGAAGCAGTGTGCAAGATCACTGGCACGGGCCTGAACGAGGTCCTGTAACAGCTGATCTGACCGTGACCGGGCCCGCTCCCCATGTGGGGGCGGGCCCGTCGCGTTCCTGAGACCAGGAGACATCGTGAACGACGAGCAGAAGGCCGACTACATCAAGTCGCTCCTCGAGGAGCGGCGCTACTGCGAGCGGTGGAACGAGACCGACCGGGTCAAGGCCATCGACGCAGAGCTCAAGAAGGCAGGACACCAGGGCGCTGCACCGGCCAAGCGCGCCGAGAGCCGCCCGCGCACCACCCGCGCCAAGAACAGCGAGACCCGGTAGCCGATGGCCGCCGCCGCCTGGGACCTGTGCACTCTCGCCAACGTGCGAGAGGCGCTTGAGCTCCCGACCGCAGACACCACCCGGGACAACCTGATCCAGACGCTGATCAGCGACCTGTCGCGGGCAATCATGCGCGAGTGCGACCGCGAGTTCGCCCCGGCGACATCATCGGCCACGAGGCGTTTCCAGGTGCCGGCCGGATCGCTGTACCTCGACCTCAACCCGTACGACCTGCGCACCGTGAGTTCCCTCACGATCAACCCTGAGGCGAGCGGCGGCACCGCACTCACCGCGACGACCGACTTCCAGCTGATGCCGGTCACAAGCCCCCAGGGCCCCTACCAGGGCGTTCGCTTCTCGAACCGCCTCACCAGCCTGCACGTGTCGCAGACCGCGCAGGACTACGGCTACACGCTCGTGGACATCGCCGGCGCTTGGGGCTTCGCCTCGGTGCCTGAGGACGTCAAGCGTGCGTGCGTCGTCGCCGTGCAGTCCGCGCTTCGGCGTGACCTCACCGAGCTCGCCATTGCGGGCATCGAGGAGCCTCAGAGCATCGCCCCTGAGGGTCCTGCGACCCACGCCATTCCCGCGGCATCTCGTCGTCTTCTGGCCCCCTACAGGCGCACCGCAGGGGCGTTCTAGGTGGCAACCAGCACCGCACCGGCGTTCATGAACGCCTTGCACGACGCGCTTGCCGTGCGCACCGGCCTCTCCGGCGTCCGGGTCAACTACGGGCCGGCGCTCCCCGACCCGGGGCGCGAGAGCATCAACATCCTCGGCCTCGAGGGCGAGCAGTCCTGGGCCGGTCTCGGCCAGCTCGCCAAGGAGGAGGTCTACACCGTCCAGGTGCTGATCCTCGTCATCCGCGAAGGCCAGCAGACCCAGCCCGCCGTCGAGCGGGCCTACGAGATCCTCGAGGAGCTTGAGAACCAGCTCCGCGAGACCAGCACGGCACCGACGATGAGCAACACCGTGCGCGTCGCGTCCGTGGAGTCAGTCAACCTCGAGGTCGGCGCAAGCGACTCAACCCGCTCGGCCCTCCTCACGATCGGCGTGCGCGTGCAGGCGCGCATCTAGGAGACCGCCGTGAAGATCACCTACCAGGGGCCGCACGACGGCGTCGATGTCCCGCTCGCCGATGGGCGAGTCCTGACGGCGATGCACGGCGAGCCCACCGCCTTCCCCGATGAGGTTGCCAAGAGCCTCCTCGCCAACGGGGAGTGGGTGCCGGCCGATGAGCCTGCGCCCAAGCAGACCACCAAGAAGGCCACCAAGGCCGAGGAGGATTAGCCGATGGCTATCCGTTCAGGGCTGGCAGCCCAGCTGGGCCTTGCCGAGTCCAGCACGTTCGGGACCTACCAGACCCCGACCCGCTTCCTCGAGTTCGTCGAGGAGTCGCTCGAGTACCAGATCGAGCGCGTCGAGTCGCCCGGTCTCCGGGCCAACAACCGTGTGCTTCGCACCGACCGCTACGCGCCGGGCCAGAAGCGCGTCGAGGGCTCGCTGACTCTTGAGCCCGCCACCAAGGGCTTCGGGCTCGTGCTCAAGCACGCGCTGGGCTCCGCGTCGATCACCACCCCGTCGGGTGCGACCAACGCGCGCCTGCACGCCCACACCCTGGGTGACATCTACGGCACGTCGCTGACGGTGCAGGTCGGCCGCCCGGACTCCTCCGGGACCGTGCAGCCGTTCAGCTTCTTGGGCTGTCGCGCGGATACCCTCAGCTTCACCAGTTCGGTGGATGAGGTGTTGCAGTGCGAGCTCGGCCTGGTGGGTCAGGACATGACCACCGCGCAGGCGCTTGCGACTGCGACCTACCCCACCACGGGCTCGGCCGCGTCGTATGAGCAGTTCTACTGGACGCAGGGCGTGATCTCGCTCGCCGGTTCGGCAGTGGCTGTCGTGACGGACTTCGAGATGGAGATCAACAACAACCTCAAGTCAGACCGCTACTTCCTGGGCGGCGCGACGATGAGCGAGCCGATCCTCGCCGGCATGACCGAGATCACCGGCACGATCACCGTGGAGTTCCTGAACCTCACGGCATACAACCGGTTCGTTAACAACACCCAGGTTGCGATCAACGCCAAGTGGACCGCGGCGACGGCGATCGAGAGCACGACGTTCCCGTACGTCGAGATCGACATCCCGAAGGCCCGGTTCGACGGCCCGGCTGACCCCGCCGTGGGTGGCCCGGACGTGCTCACGCAGGAGCTGCCGTTCAAGGTGCTCAACGACGGCACGAACGCTCCGGTGACCATCAACTACATGACCTCGGACACGGCTTCGTAGTCATGGCACGTGGTGGCGCGCTTCGCGCCGCAACCTCAGGCGGGACCCTGCGTGTCGAGGGTCTCGCCGCGCTTCAGCGCGACCTCAACAGGGTCAACAAGACCGCCAAGGCTGAGGTCCGCGACGGGCTCAAGGGCGTCGGAAAGATCGTCTCGGACCAGGCGCAGCTCATCGCTGCGGCCAAGGGCCTCAACAAGACCGGGCAGCTCATCCGGCGCATCGTCCCGACCGTCCGCCAACAGGGCGTGTTCGTCGAGGCGAAGGCCAAGCGCAAGAGCCCGAAGTACCCCAGCGGATACCCGTACCCGGCCGTCTACGAGTACGGCATCCGCCGCGGGCGGCCGTTCCTCGAGCCCGCGCTCGTCAAGTCGCAGGACGAAGTCGAGCGCGCCATGGAGCGGTGGCTCGACACGTTCCTCAGCAAGAACGACCTCTAAGAGAAAGGACGCTCGTGGCAAACGAGATCGTCATCGAGTGGCCGGAAGGCCCCAAGCGGTACGCAATGCCGGAGTCATTCACCTACCGCGAGATGGGCCGCATCAAGACGCTGACCGGCATCCGTGCCGGCGAGATCGAGGATGCGCTGCTGGCTGGCGACACCGACGTGATCATTGCGATCGCCCAGATCGCGGCTGAGCGCGCCGGTGACACCGCCCCGATCGAGGCGCTCGAGAACCTCGAGTTCGGCGCGATCCGCGTCGAGGTCGAGGCGGACCCTACGCCGGCCGCCAGCGAGGCGGCAGAGGACGACGCAAGCGCACCTCAGACGACCCCCGAGCCTGGTGGAACCCAGGACTCCTGAGGATCTACGGCATCTACCCCTGGCAGATGCAGGACCTCACTCCCGCCGAGATCGAAGCCATCGGCAAGGACATCAAGCAGATGAGCAGGAGTAACCACTAGTGGCGACGCGCAAGGTCGAGGTCGCCATTGTCGGCGATGCATCGTCGATGGTCCGTGCCTTCCGCCAGGCAGACACCGCCGCGAGCGGCTTCGGCAAGCGCGGGTCGAAGCTCGGCGCGGTCGGCATGGGTCTGCTCGCCGGTGGCGCAGCCGGGCTCACTGTCGCTGTCGGGCAGGGGCTCGTGTCCGCGTTCAAGACGGGCATCAGTGAGTTCTCCGAGGCGCAGAAGGTCTCGGCGCAGACCGCAGCTGCGCTCAAGTCGACCGGCGGGGCTGCCGGCGTCACGCAGAAGCACATCGAGTCGATGGCCGGCGCGCTGCAGAAGCAGACCGGACTGCAGGACGATGCGATCCAGAGCTCGCAGAACCTGCTGCTGACCTTCACCAAGATCAGCAACTCCGGGCCCGACAAGATCTTCGACCGGGCCACGCGAGCCACGCTCGACCTCTCGGTCGCGCTCGGCAAGGACATGGGCAGCTCGGCCATGATGGTCGGCAAGGCGCTGAACGACCCCGTGAAGGGCGTGAGCGCCCTTGGTCGTGCGGGCGTGCAGTTCACGTCCAGTCAGAAGGAGACCATCAAGAGCCTGGTCGAGACCGGCCGCGTGGCTGACGCGCAGAAGATGATCCTGCGCGAGCTCGAGACGCAGGTCGGAGGATCGGCCCGCGCCTTCGGTGAGACGACGCCGGGCCAGGTCGCCAAGGCCCAGCGTGCCTTCGAGGACCTCACCCAGGGCGCGGTGACCGCGATCGCCCCACTGGCTGCGGCAGTGCTCCCCGGACTCACAGCTGCCATCAACGGCACGGTGAGCTTCTTCGAGACCAACTGGCCGCGGCTTCAGGCCATCGCCATGCAGGTGTGGAACTGGTTCAGCGTCAATCTGCTGCCGACGTTCCGCGAGATCGGCACCGGCATCGCCTCGATCGTCGTGTCGATCGTCGGGATCTTCCGCACCTACTGGCCGCAGATCATGTCCGTGGTCGGGCCCTACGTCCGTGCCTTTGGCGGGCTGGTGAAGTCGACGCTCACGACCATCGCCAACGTCGTGAAGCTCGTCGCCTCGATCCTGCGCGGCGACTTCGGCGGTGCCTGGCAGGCGATCAAGGGAATCGCCTCGTCGGCCGTGAGCGGCATCGCCTCGCTCATGAAGAACATCCCGCAGGCGCTGTGGAACGCGGCCACGGGCCTGCTCAAGGCCGCAGTCGACCTCGGCAAGAAGGTCGTCAAGAAGATCGCAGAAGGCATTGCGTCAGCGCCAGGGCTCATCAAGCAGGGGCTCTCGAGCCTATTCGGTCTCGCTGGTGACCCTAACGCGATCCCGCGATCGGTCCAGCAACTTGGTGCTGGCATTCCGAAGGACGTCGCGCAGGGCATCACCGACGGCAAGGGCAAGGTGGCCAAGGGCATGAGCCTCATGCTCGGCGGCGCGTCAACCGACGCAAAGGGAACCGCCGGCGGCAAGGCAAAGCCGGTCGGGTCGGCGATCTCGCAGGGCATCGCCCAGGGCGTGCGCGACGCCGGCCCGAACGTTGGCGGCGCGATCGGCGACGTGATCCGCCAGGGCATTCAGCAGGCCAAGCAGGAGAACGGCATCAAGTCGCCGTCCGAGAAGTTCGCCACTCAGGTCGGCGGTCCGATCTCGCAGGGGATCGCCGAGGGCATCAAGCGCGAGCAGGCCAAGCCCAAGACCGCGCTGGTCAAGGTCGTGAACGCCGCCATGAAGGCTGCGGTGGCATCGGCCAAGAGCAACGTGGTCTCGCTCGCCGGGTCCTTCGCCTCGATGTTCTCTCAGGCCAGCACGGCAGGCCAGTTCGGCACCATCTCGCAGAAGGAATCCCAGCTGGCCGCGGACCAGCAGGCGCGTCAAAAGACGGCTCTCGAGGGCGCGGTCACCGCTGCAGAGGCAGAAGAAGCCGCCAAGCTCGCCGCGAAGGCAACGGCAGAGGATCAGGTCGCCGCTGAGCGGGATTACCAGGACGCCATCAAGGCAACGGCAGACGCCCGTATCGCCCTGTCGGACTTCAACCGCCAGAAGGAGATCGACGACCTCAGGGCCATCGCCGAGGCCGATCGCACCAGGAACGAGGAGGCGGTCAACAACCTCGCCGCGCGCTTCGCCGCCGGCCAGATCAGCGCCGCGCAGTTCAGCACCGAGCTCGACGCCCTTATCGGCGGCGAGAAGGGTGGCGCGCTCGGCGACGCCTTCGCGCTGCAGTTCAGCCTTGCTCTGGACGCCATCAGGAGGCAGATCACCGCGATCTCCAAGATCGGCGGCGCTGACGATGTCAAGGGCGCAGGCGCGCAGGTCGAGCGTCCGCGTGAGGCGTGGGATCAGGCCGTTGAGAACGTCAAGCGATCGCTCGAGAGCCAGTGGGACGGCAACAGCGATGCGTGGAAGAAGAACAACAAGAAGGTCCCGTGGGTCACGAACAAGCTGAACGCCTGGAAGCGTGCGAACGCCGCCAAGTACGGCATCGCCCTGGCGAAGGGCGGCATCACCACCGGCCCGACCAACGCCCTCATCGGTGAGGCCGGCCGCGAGGCCGTGATCCCGCTCGAGGGAACCCGCGCACGCCGCATGCTGCGCTCAACCGGTATCGGCGGGCCGTCGGTCAACCTCACCTTCAACGGCGTGCTCGACGCCAAGGACGCCGCCCGCATGCTCCGGCCCGAGCTCGACCGCCTCGTGAGGCTCGCCGTCTAGATGCCGGTCCCCACCTACAGCGTCAAGATCGGCTGGAACTCCGCGCAGGCCGGGCTGCTCGTGTTCGACTTTTCTGCGTTTCAGACCATCAGCCCGCTGACGGTCACCAACAAGGAGCTCACGAGCAACGTCGCCACCCTCACGGTGCCTGGTCACTCCTTCACGACGAGCGACACCATCGGCGTGGCGGGCGTCGACGCCACCTTCAATGGCACCTACCGTGTGAGCGCTACGACCGCGACGACGGTGTCCTACGCCAAGACCGCAGGCAACGTGGCAAGCACCGCATCATCGGGAACCGTCGGAGTGGTGCGCACCACCGACGTGTTCGGCAACGCCTACTTCGCGTTCTTCAACGGCACCTACGACGACGTCACCGAGGATGTGCAGAGCATCCGCATCCGCCGCGGACGCGACGACATCCTGAGCCAGATGAACGCCGGCACGGCAGAGATCGAGATGATGCGCCCGTCCGACCGGGCCTACTGGAACCCGGCCAACAAGAGCTCGCTGCTCAACAGCGCCAACGCCCCGGGCTTCGTCCCGATGCGGCCGATCCGCATACAGGCAACAGACCCTGCGAGCGGGACGACCTACGGCCTGTTCTGGGGCTTCATCCGCTCGGCGCGCTTCGACTACGCGACGGGCATCTGCCGCCTGTCGTGCACCGACCTGATGCTGGTTCTCAGCCGCGTCAACCCTCTGGACCCGGCGCTTGCCACGACAGAGGGCGGCACGGGCTCAGACTCGTACACGCCGGATGCCGGTACGGCGACAGATGCCGACCAGTCAACGACGGCCGCCAAGTCGCGCTCGGGCTTCGTGAGGCTCGCATGAGCTGGGTCGCAGGCACGACCGGGGGCCGCATCGGGCAGCTGCTCGACGGCATCGACTTCAACGACCGGGCGAACTTCTGGCAGGGCGGCATCGAGGCCGACGGCACCAGGCGCACCGGCTCGCTCGACACCGGCGACACCATCACGGTCGGTAACGCCGACGGCGGCAAGAGCGCGCTGGCAATCATCCAGGACCTGCTCGAGGCCGAGCGCGGGGTGTTCTACATCTCGAAGGACGGCAAGGCGACGTACGAGGAGCGCAACAGCCGCTCTCGTCGCACAAGCTCGAGCGCGACGATCAGCACCTACGCGCTCACCAGCCAGCCGGGCTTTGAGTTCGACCAGCTGGTCAACCGCCAGGCGGTCAAGCGTCAGTTCCAAGCCGACCCAGCCGGAACATCACCAAACAAGCTTTCCGACGGCACCGCACAGGTCGCTCAGAACCCCGTGAGCGTCAAGCTGTTCGGCGTGGTCGATGGCTCGGAGATCACATCCGAGTACGTGCCGAGCGACTCGCAGGCGCTCAATCTGGCGCAGTTCATCGTGAACATCCGCTCCTCGTTCGTCGCTCCCGTGACCATCGAGATGGACGGCGGGCCCGCGGCAGCGGTGACGCAGATGCTCTCGCTTGAGCTGCAGGACCGGGTGACCGTCAACGACACCGTGGCCGGCACCTCAGGCGACTACATCGTCGAGGGTATTGAGACCGAGATCGCAGACGGCGGCAACCTGTTCACGGTCACGTTCACCCTGAGCGACTACGGGCCCGCGCCGTTCGTGTTCGGGTCATCCACGCAGGGCACGTTCGCGCCTCCCGACGGCACCGTGGCCTACACCGTCTGCACCAACGCCTCGCGCCCCTCGTCGCCCACCAACGGCGACTACATCCTCGAGTCCGACACCGGCCGCTACTACAAGCGCATCGCCGGCGCGTGGGTCGAGCAGATCTATCCACGACTGACCTACTAGGAGCCGGTTCATGGCCTATTCATTCCCGAGCACGGTCTCTACGGGAGACGTCCTCGCGGCTTCGACCTGGAATCAGGCGATCCGAGAGAACCAGAAGTTCGGCATGGCGACCTTCACCAACGAGGCCGCCCGCGATGCTGCGATCACCTCTCCCGAGGAAGGCATGCGGGCGTACCTGACCGCACCGACTGTGCCCGCAGCGACGGGAGCAACGACGGCCCTCCCAACGGGCATCACCACTATCTACAACGGCACCAACTGGGTGTGCGCCACGCCGGTGAGCGCCTTCACAGCGACAAACGGCACCACAACGTCAACAAGCTTTACGGCGACGCTGACAAGTGGCGGCACAAACCCCAGCGTCACGTTGGTGACTGGGACCACGGCTTTAGTGATGGTTAGCGCAACTACGTCCTGCACATCTGGGTTCACGCACAACATGGGCGTGGCTGTGTCTGGCGCCACGACGCTTGCCGCGTCAACGGAAAAGGGCACTTACTCAACGCAGTCAACGGCAAACCGTCATTCGGATCAGTACGTGTTGACTGGCCTTACCGCTGGGACCAACACCTTTACGCTGCAATACATCACGGCATCTGGGACGGCCTCTTTCGCACAGCGGAACATTACGGTTTTCGGAATCGCATGAGCCCAGACGAACGCCTTGAGGCGATCCTCACTCGCCTCGGCGACATCGAGAAGAACAGCGCGGCACACCACGCCCGCGTAGAGGTTGAGATGGCGCGCATTGGAGACCGCCTTGAAGTCTTGTCAGACCGCATCAAGGTCCAGAACGGCCGCGTGACCAAGCTTGAGGGGCAGGTCGGCGAGCTGCAGATGCAGGCACGCATCGCGCAGCACCACGACGAGGACGACGAGGACCGGCGCGACACGCTCAGCAATCGCATCTGGTCGTTCGTGCAGGGCGCTGCCCTGATTGGCCTGGGCGCTCTGCTCGGGCACATCTTCTAACCGAAAGGAACGCTGCAGTGACAGCGAATCAGCGGGTAGTGGCTACGGCCGCCCGCTACGTCGGCGTGCGCGAGAAGCCTTCGGGCAGCAATGACGACGGAGGCGGGCCGATCACCAAGTGGGAGCGGTACTGGTCCATGCGCTACGAGCCCTGGTGTGGCATGGCCTGCAGTGCATGGCTCCGGGAGGCGGGCGTGACAGACGTGAGCCACCCGGCCACGGCTGAGATCTGCCGGCGCGGGCGCGAGAAGGGCTGGGTCACCAACACCCCTGTGCCAGGCGCACTCATCGTCTGGTGCGGCACGCACGTGGAGATGCTCGTCTCGCCCGCAAGCGCAGACGGGTCGGTCTGGAACACCATCGGCGGCAACACCTCCGACATGGTCGCCCGACGCGTGCGCAGCCTCGCCGGCGCGACGCTCGTGGTATCGCCGGAGCTCCGGCACGCGCAGCCGTCAGTAGTGCGCGAGTTCTACCTCGAGGACCCCAAGGTCACGCCGAAGCTCTACGGGCCCTGGCGCACCAAGGCAGGCCGCGAGAAGGCCATCAAGAGCCTCTCCCCCGCCAACCAGCGCCTCGCCCGCCGAGTGCGCGTGGGCGGCAAGTACGGCTTCACCATTGGCCGGCGCGTCTACGGGCCCTGGCTTGACAAGGACGGCCGCGACAAGGCCGCCAGCGTGCTCGAGCGCCGCCTCGGGCGGCAGCTTCGCCCCTTCTCCCGCGTCAGGACGACGACGGGCGTCTCCGCAGCGCCGCAGGCGCTCGGCAATACCTTCTAGAGAAAGGACGAGACCGTGAACAAGGTCTCATTCGGCCCAGCCTCGTGGATCGGCCTCATCGGCGCGATCTGTGCGGCACTGGCCCCGGTGTTCTCATCGCTCCCCGTCAACTGGGGCGCGACCATCGCTGCAATCCTGAGCTCGGTCGTCATCCTCGGCCGGCAGCTGCAGGCGATGGTGAACACCATCTACGGCGACGGCGTGGTGATTGAGGATCTGGTCCTTGTGGACGAGATCCCCGATGCACCGACCGATGCCCCTGTGGTCGGGTAGCTCTTGGCCCCCAAGAAGCCGTGGTGGCAGGACCGCGAGAAGCTGCTCGCGGCTATTCGCCAGCACGGCTCTGCCCAGGCGGCAGCACTCGCATCAGGTGGCGAGGTCTCGCCGCCCACCCTGCATTACTGGGCGCGCAAGAACGGCATCGCACTGAGCCGCGGCGTCGCCAACGGCAGCACCTCGATCGTCGGTGACGCGCCGGCGGTCGCACCGGACGTTCCCGAGCCCGATGAGCACCCGCTGCTCGAGCGGGCCCGCGAGGTCCTGGCACGCACCAAGAAGGCCGTCTCGATCGAGTTCCTCGCAGACGCCCTCGACGTGTCGCCCAAGCGCGCCCGCGAGGCGGTGGACATCCTCCGGCAGGACGGCTTTCGTATCGTCGACGACGACGGTGCCCCGGGCTCGATCCGCCTCGAGAAGCTGCCGCCGGCCACGCCGACCGTGACGCGCCTCGCGCTGGCGGGCGATGAGATCACCATCGGCATCGTCTCCGACACGCACCTGGGCAGCCGTGAGGAGGCCCTGCCTGAGCTTCTCGCGGTCTATGAGGAGTTCGAGGCGCGCGGCATCGACACGGTGCTCCACGCAGGCGATCTCACCGCCGGCATCGGCATCTACCGCGGCCAGCAGGCGAACGGACTCGCACACGGCATGGGCACCTACAACGCCCAGGTCGACTACGCGACCGAGGTGTACCCGCAGATCGACGGCATCACCACCTACATGATCGCGGGCAATCACGACATCGAGGGCGAGGCCGGGCGCGTGGGATTCGACCCGGTGCAGGCCGTGTGCCACCGGCGCAAGGACATCATCTACTGCGGCGCGTACCACGGCAGCCTCGAGCTCCCGAACGGCGCGCACGCGACGATGGTGCACGGGCGCGGCGGCGGCGGGTACGCGATCAGCTACAAG